CTGCTGTAGTTGCACCACCAATGGCCAATATTTTAGAAAAGTTTTCTGTTACAGTAATAACTTCTTTTTGGCTTAAACCAACACTTTCACTTGCAAGGGCTAGTCTTGAATATAGTTCAATGGTTTCGCCAAGAGGGGCTCTTGCTTCATTAGCAACTTCACTAAGTCTATTAAAAACATCATTGAGTTCTTCTTGTCCAACACCAGTAACTTTGAGTCTGTTTTCTAGGTTTTGAAGTACATCAAGATAATTCCCTAAACCTAATAAAACAGCACCGCCACTGGCTAAACTAGCACCAATACCAACCAATCTAGCATTTAGGTTTTTTATTCCTACGGCTGTAGTACCTGATTGCTTTTCTAATTTGTTAAGATTTTGATTTGCACTTCTTACACCTTGTGATGTGCTGTCAATAACCTTAACGACGATTTCTGCGGCCGTTGCCATGTTTTCTCCTCTTTTCCCTGTCCTTGTTTTCTAAATTATAGAAAACAGCCCACATTCTTAATTCAAGAGTAGACATTTGCAATGCTTGTTCTAATGTTAGACCTAAATCTCTCGCCAATCTCATAGTAAAACGGAGATCTAGATCTTCCTTTAGTTTTTTTCAAGTTCACCTGTACTTGGCAATGCCCCACCGTTGATCTTATTTGCTACTTTTAAAACCACACTGGGATCTACTTCATTCATTAATGCAGCCTTGTCATGTTTTGTAAACATCATACTACCATCTTCATGTCTTGCTTTATTAATGATACTTTGAACAAGTGCTTCAATTGTTTTGTTTGCTCTTGTTAACTCAACTACTTCTGCTTCTTGTGCAAGTGTAGTTGTAGATCTAAAGTGAATATCACAGTCCCATTCATCTACATGGAAACTCTGCATATCACCAGCAATTTGTGATTGGTAATGCGAGGTTGCATTTTTTAAAACATTAATTTTTTTTGGGGTATTTGTCATTTATTTTGTCCTTTTGTTCATAGTTGCTTTTACTGCTTGTTTGGTAAATCCATTTGGAGCCTGGCGTGAATAACCACCTTCTAATCTTTCAATATAAGGTACAGTGTTTTTCACAATACGATCCTTGCCACTAGATCGTTTAGACCAACCTCTTCTAGCCCTACCACTGTCAATAGGAGTTCTTGTGGCTATTTCAGTTTTAACAGTATCTTGCAATTCATTTTTTGTTTTCTCAATGATTTTTGCAAGTTCTTTGTTAAATTTGTCTAGTCCTGAAATAGCCACATTAATTCCTTAGATAGATTCTGATGTTAGTGCGCCAGTGCCTTGGAAACTTACACTTGCTTCAACTAGTCCATCATAACTTGCTGTTACACTGTAACCAGTGATGATTACTGCGCCAGCAAATTTAGTTGCAGTTACTGAATTATCTGGATATAGTTCTACTGTTACTGCATCATCTGTGTCTGGATTCATTGCGGCTGACACAATAGCATCTTCTGTGTCATCATAAACAATGTCCATTGAACCTGAATAGGATTGTAAACCCTTTAGGTAAGTTCTAACACCACTTGAACTCATGCTTGTTGATTCAACGGTGTCTCTAGTGATATCTATACTCCAACTGCGCACACTTGCGATTGGTGTTAAAGCATCTTCACCTGATTGTATTTTTACTGATCCTGCGGATCCTTCATATACGGCCATTAGTCTTCTCCTTCATTTGAAATTGGCTTTTGGATTACGGATTCTGCACTGTCTGCCCATTCTTCCTGGTTTGGATCCCAATCCTCTGTTACTTCAGCAGTTGCTTTTATTACTGCCTTAGATTTTTTAGATTTTGCATCGTCAACAATTGACCATCCACGATCTAAATTATTTTGGACAAAACGAGGTTTAACCCAGTGTGTCTGTCCGTCTTTACTCATAAGTGTTTTCATTAGTTTGTCCCCTTAGTGTATAGGTATCTAACTTCTACCGTAACAACTATTTCACCAAGTGGTGCCAAACGGTCTACCACTTCAATGTTAGTTACCATTGTCTTGATTCCTGGATTGTTAGTTCCTCTAGTGCGATCTAGATCAAGTGTTTCTTCTATTCTCTCTATGAGATTGTTTTTCTTGCGATCTAGTTCACCACCTCTAACAAAACCTCTGATGGTATAAGTGATTACACCTTGGCGTCTTACACCCATGGAATAATCTTCACGGTCTTCGTTACCTGTTGTGATTAGTAATGCTGGAAATTGTGTGATTGCTAATTTTTCAACATCAAATGGTTCTCTTGTGACCAAAATAGGTTGAGGGTCACTCATGTCCTTGAGGACATCAATGATGTTGACAATAAAATCTTCTCGTAAACTCATTTCCTACCTCATCTTTTTAATCTTAAAAAGTAGGCAGGTTCCTTTTCTGTGTTAGTGATAGTGCCATCTTCGTCTATATCATATTCAACACCATCTCTAATCACAAGATCTATTTCTTCTGTAAATCTGCTCTTGTAATAATCCAACTTGACCTGGAACACATCTAGTTCAGGTTCAAATTTGCTAAGACGGGGATAGATGTAGTAGGCAAGTGCTGCAAACACTGTTGCTCTTGTTAATTGACTTGGAGTTAATAGGTCGGCATTCATTTCGCCGTTGTAACCTAAAATGGTAATATCAAATTTACCAATTTGCTGTGTAGGAAACCAATGTATTCTTAGGTATCTTTCTACATCAGCCTGTGCTTTGGTTAAAGCATCATCAAAATTAGGAATACCGTAATCTAGTATATCAGATTCGTATTCCAATACATCGTTTATTGTTGCAAAGACTGCCATGAGTCCTCCTTATGTCCTGCATTAGGGAATATATTACAAGGTCCTGCCTCGTGTAATATATTTACCTAGATAAAAGAAAAGGGCCCTAAAAGAGCCCTTTTCTGTAAAGTTAATTGACAGTATCAATTAGTCAATAACTGCCTCAGTGTTAACACGAACACCGTATGTTGGCTGTAGAACGCCTACTGCGTATGTCATTGAACCAACGATTTCTGTTGCACGAAGTGATGCATCTCTTTGAGTTTCTAGTGTGATGTCTTTCTTCAATGCATATGCGATTGCTTCTGGGTGCATTACAACACCGTTGTAAGAACCAGTTGAGTCACCAGTTACTACTGCTGATTCATAGATGTCAACGCCTGCGATACGACCAATGAAGCCTTCAGAAAGTGCTTGGTTACCTAAGTCACTTAGTGCGTGACTGATCTGTGCTGCACCAGCATTAGTTAACTGCTTCTTCAAGTTGTAAACTTGATTTGGGTGGAACACACCTACATATGGACCCATAATTGAAGATGCACGAAGGTTTGCTACTGCTTGGAAGATAAGATCAGCAGTTAGTTCTGGAGGAGTTGCTCCGCCACCAACTTCAGTTGTGAAGTCGTCAAACAATGCTGAGATGTCTTCGTCTACTTTCTTAGCCATAGTTTCGCCAAGAATACGACCAATGCTTGCTGCTGTGTCGTCGTCTGCTGAATCACGAGCAGTGTCAGTTAGAGTGACCAATGCTGCAATTTCGTCTGCATCAAAAGTCTTTTCAGTTGCTGTGATTGCAACATTAGTTGCATCTGTGCCTTCACCTGAAACTAGGCTTGAAGTAGCAACAGTTGGGTAGATACCTACTTTTGCTTGCTTGCCTGGTTGACCTACTAGGTTGAAGTTGCGTACTAGAGGACGCATAAATCCTCTTTCCTGCATAGTAAACATTGCTGCTTGCTGAACATCACTAAACAGGGCGGCTAAAGTTGTGCTGGTTGTTTCTGCCATGGTATATTTCTCCTTTAAATTCTAATACCTTTTGACTTCATGTGCTGTTGATATAATTTCCTGTGTTCAGGATTGTTCATATTCAACTGTGAAATATCTAATGCACCTGGCTTTGCAGTTTGTGCAATACTAGACTGTGGTCCACTACCATTAGGCCCTGCTGCTTTAAAGTGAGGATTGCTGTCAATAAATTCTTTGACTAATTCCTCAGGTTTCATAGCAACACCTGAATCCGTGTATCTTACATTGCCTTCTGCGTCTAACACTTCAACATCTCCCACTTCATTAAGTCTTACTTGACCTTGTAGCAGTGATACCACTTGCTGTGGGTTAATTGCTTTGTTAGAACTTGCTGCGTTCAACAATGATCCATCAACCTTAATAGATTGAAGTTCTGATTGAAGTTGTTTGATTGTAGAATCTTTTTTACTCACGGTTTCAGATAAAACTTTTTCAAATTCGCCACGGGCTTTTTGTTGCTCTTGGCGTGTTTGTTCTTCTGCATCCATAAGTTCACGATACTTGTTAAGATCTACACCTTCATACTGTTTTTGGACTTTCTTTCTCTCACGATCAAGTCTATCCTTAACAATACGGTCAACCTCGTCTTGGGTGAACCCTTTCACTTCCTGGCTTTCTGCTGTGAAGTCATTAGTATCAGCAGTAGGTTGTCCAGTAACCTGTTCAGTGTTTTGAACTTCTTCGTTCATCGTATCCTCCTGTTAGGTAGAAGTATCCCATTCCCTCATAATGAGTAACTTTCAGACAAATATTTATCTAAAAGTTTAAAAAACCACTAATTAACGGCGTCCTCCACGACTTTTTGTCTTGCGACCGCCTCTTTTTTTAGTTTTTTTCTTTTTCATAGCCATTGAAATAGCCCTCCTTTTTTACATCACTCCTAAGAGTGCTACTATAACACCAACTAATGTTCCAACACCTGCCATAGCACCTATGATCATAAATGTTAGTGTTTTAAAGTTGGCGTCAATTTTTTCGCCTAGTTTGTCAATCTTTTCTTCAACTGATGTCATACGCCTATCAATCTCTTCATATCTTTGAGCACATATTTCTTCATGATCTTGTAAACTACTACTCATAACAATTCCTTATGGTCTAGATGCGGACTCGTTTCTTTCGTCTTGGATTTCTGCACGACGGCTTTTGGACAATTTGTGCAATGCAATTAGGTTTTTTCTTGCTGCCAATGCTCTTGTATCAAATCCTTTGCGCATCCAAATATCTACATTATGAATATATTCTTGCATGTGTTTGACAATTTCTTTGTGATTGTCTGTGGGTGCAAAAATATAATTTAATTCTTCTAAGAAATCACTGTCCTTCATTTGCACCTCCAGCAAATAGACTTGCTAATTCTGGATGCAATGATAATATTTCATCATTATTATAACCAACTGCAACCATATCTCTTAGATGCTGTACTAGATCTGTTGGATTTGTAACAGGAGTATGCACTAATAGATCTTTTTGTGGTTGTGATTTTAGTTCTTCATATTTTTCTTCTGAAACAAGTATTTTCAACATTTGATCTTCAACTTCTGCACGAAGTATAGGATCTTCAATGCCTGCGTCCTTGGCAAGTTTCAACATGTTCATGTCATTGTACTTGTCTTGAATATTAAAACTGTCTGGATATTTGATATCGCCATCAAACATTAGATCTTGCCACATTGCATAAAGTGTCCAAATTTGTTCTTCTGCGTGTTCTAGGTTGTCTGCTTTTTCAGCAAGTCTTGCATTTAAAAGTTGGAACTCTGTAGCAAGTGCCACACCTGAAAGGCGTCTGCTTTCAATACTACGAATACCACCCATGTGACTCATTCTGTCAATTGCACCAATTTTGCTGTTGATGCTTGCTAGAATACTTTCAATGCTTGTGCCACTTGGTTGTAACAAATAAGGACGCACATAGTCTGGGCCTGGATCTTCTGGTATTTGCACAATGCTGCCTGCCCCTGCTGCGGCTTGTGTTGATCCGTGTTTGACCAATGAAGGATGCCCTGACAGTCTAATATTTTGTTCTAGTTCTGACAGTTCATTGTAGATTGATCTTTGCATATCTGCAACATCAGCAACATCTGAAATACCAATTCCTCTTTCAGGTCCTTTGATACTGTACACTGTAACCGCAGGAACTTTACCTAGTTCATTAGGCATAATCATAGTATCAATTACTTCGTCTTCGTCTACACTTTCAATTATTATTTCAGTTGGTGTATAGGTTCTAAAGGTGCTTACGCCGTCTACAGTGCCCTCGTAGAGTTTGACATAACTCATGTAATAAGCACCATTAGATGCCCTCGTATATTTCCAATCTAACACATTTTCAGGTGTGTAGATAGAAATATACGGCCTCACGCCCTGCTCTAATTCTTCTGCTCTTGTAAAAGCATTAGAACTTGGTTTGTCCATGACCACTAAACAGTGTCCATAGATACTTGAATAGGTAGAAATATCACGCATCACTG